GCATTTCACCACCAAGGACAACCCTTTGATTGACGAGGCTGAGATTGAGAGTGCCAAGAAGACGTTATCTTCCTTTGCGTTCAAGCAGGAGTACATGGCGAGTTTTGACAATGCTGGCTCTGATGTCTTCAAGGAGGAATGGATTAAGTATGGGGAAATCCCTGATATGGGTTCTTACTTCGTGGCTGTTGACTTGGCGGGGTTTGAGGAGGTGGCTAAACAGGCCGCTAACTCTAAGAAGCGTTTAGACCAGACTGCTATATCTATAGTGAAGGTCACTGACGATGGCAAGTGGTATGTGGAGAAGATTCTTCATGGTCGGTGGGACATTCGGACTACGGCTGTGAACATTCTGATGGCGATTCGTGACTACAAGCCTATGAGCATTGGGATTGAGCGGGGAGCGTTAAAGAATGCGGTGCTTCCCTATTTGTCGGATTTAATGCGAAAATCCAACATATATGCTCATATTGTGGATTTGACGCATGGGAACAAGAAGAAGTCAGACCGTATTATTTGGGCATTGCAGGGAAGGTTTGAGCATGGCAGAATCGTGCTTAACAAGGATGAGGACTGGACAGAGTTCCTAGATCAACTGTTGATGTTTCCATCGCAGGGTGTTCAGGATGACTTACCAGACTCCCTTAGTTATATAGATCAGTTGTCTATAACCTCTTATTTTGAGGCAGATGATGAAGACGAGTGGCAACCAGTTGACATCATTAGCGGAGTGTGACAGATGGCAGATCAGATGCAACCAACACCAAGAAGCACCATACTGGGGTTGTTCTCTGATATTGTTAATTTGCCTTTGCAGTACATGAGTTCGCCTGAGAGGACTCAGCAGATGCAGGGGACTGCTCAGTTCCTTTACGACACTGGAATCCCAAAGACCTTAGAGCGGTTGTCCTATGGCGACTCGTTGTTCTCTGGGGCTGGAATGACATTGCGCCCAAGGGATGAAACGATCAATGCGGCAATGACTGTTGCGCCCTTTGCGCCAGCAGTGGGCAGAGTTATCCCTAAAGTTGTTCGTGCCACTGAGGGTTTGCCTGTTGGGATGAGTATTAAGCCCATCAATCTCAACAAAGGTATTTACAAACCAGAGTTAACAATGGAAGAAATGTTGAAGGTTAAAGACATTCCTACTGTTGATCGTGTTCGCCAGTCAATTGATCTTGTGGGCGAAAAAGAATTTGAGAGGATGGTTAATGCTCAATACAGTAAATACAAACCATCAGACGTAGATCAAGAGGCAATGCTTGTTGAGTCTGTAACTTTGAATATCCTTGGTAAAGCGCAAAGATCACCCTACCCCCAACAAGCCGCCCTTGACCTTGCACAGGAAAGAGCCGCATTGCCTATTGAGCAAGGTGGTTTAGGTTTGCCAGCTAACAATACGCCAGATATGAGGGCGGCGGCTATGGGGTTTGATGTTAATAATCCTCTATATCATGCAACTGATGTTGATTTTGAAAGTATTCGACCATCACTACAAGGGAAGTTAGGTGCTGGCGTGTATGTCAGCCCTAGTTCTAAATACGCAGAAAAATATACCAGCTTGAATGCCGCTGGAAATGCTAGAGTTTTGCCGCTAGTGGCTAGAGGAAAACTGGCAGATGATGATGTGGTGATGAATATTGCTGAATCCATACGTCAAGAAATGTTTGCTCAAAATCCTAATTTCAGTGTTGCAGAATGGAAAAAAAGAACAACTCAAGCACTCGCAGATGCTGGTTATGATGGTAGAAATATGAGTGGTCTTGAAAGTGTAATTACAGACCCCGCCAACATCAGATCACGCTTTGCCGCCTTTGACCCATTCCGCAAGGATGTAGCAACGGCTACAGCAATGGGAGTTGCCGCACCTGATTTGCTGGCGCAAACTATTGACCAGTACCAAATCCCACAAGAAACAACCCCTATGTACACCGACCCCTTTGGAAATACAATCGGTTCATCTATAAGGTAACACTATGGCAACAGACAAGTTAGAACAGAACGAGTTTTATCAGCCAACAGAGGCGGATAAAGAATTGACAGGATTTGTTGTTGACCACTGCCAACGCTGGCGTGATTACCGTGATGTCAACTTCCTACCCGACTGGCTGGAATACGAGCGTATCTTCCGTGGTCAATGGGCTTCTGAAGATAAGACAAGGGAGTCAGAGCGTAGCCGTATTGTGACCCCCGCTACTCAACAAGCTGTTGAGACTCGCCATGCTGAGATCATGGAAGCAATCTTTGGTCAGGGTGACTTCTTCGATATTGAAGACAATATCCAAGACATTGGTGGGAACCCTATAGATGTTGAGTTGATTAAGTCTCAACTGATGGAAGATTTCAAGAAAGACAAAATCAGAAAATCTATCGACCAGATCGAGTTGATGGCTGAAATCTATGGCACTGGCATTGGCGAGATTATTGTTTCCACTGAGAAGGAGTACATCCCCGCCACTCAGCCCATCCCTAATCAGCAGGGTCAAGCCGCTATTGGTGTGATTGAACGTGATCGTATTGCGGTCAAGATCACGCCTGTGAACCCCAAGAACTTCCTGTTTGACCCCAATGGGACATCAATTGATGACTGTATGGGCGTGGCTGTTGAGAAGTATGTCTCGATTCACAAGGTTGTGCGTGGTATTGAGCGGGGTATCTACCGCAAAGTAGACATCACGCCCACCTATGAGGACACTGACCTTGAGCCAACACAGGAAGTAAGCCAGTATCAGGATGAAAAAGTGCTGTTGTTGACGTATTACGGTCTTGTACCTCGTGAATACCTCAACAATATGCAAGAAAACAAGGATATTGTTGAGTTGTTTCCTGAGAATTCAGCCGCTGAAGACTACACCGACATGGTTGAGGCCATTGTGGTCATTGCCAACGATGGTTTGTTGTTGAAAGCTGAAGAAAACCCATACATGATGAAGGATAGACCCATTCTGAGCTATCAGGATGACACTATTCCCAATCGTTTGTTGGGTCGTGGTACGGTTGAGAAGGCTTTTAATATGCAAAAAGCTATTGATGCCCAGACTCGTAGCCATTTGGATTCATTGGCGTTGACTACCAGCCCCATGATTGCTATGGATGCGACTCGTATGCCTAGAGGTGCTAAATTTGAGGTAAAGCCCGGAAAAGCCATCCTCACAAATGGCGCACCAGCAGACATCATGATGCCATTCAAGTTTGGCGCTACTGACCCAAGCAACTTGGCGACTGCCCAAGCGTTTGAGCGTATGTTGTTGCAAGCAACAGGTACGCTTGACTCACAGGGCATGGTCAGCCAAGCCACTCGTGATGGTGGTGGTTCTGGTATGTCTATGGCTGTGGCCTCGATCATCAAGAAATACAAGCGTACATTGGTGAACTTCCAAGAAGATTTCTTGATTCCATTCATCAAGAAGGCGGCTTTTAGGTTCATGCAGTTTGACCCAGAGCGTTACCCTTCTGTGGACATGAACTTCATCCCAACGGCCACTTTGGGCATCATTGCTCGTGAGTATGAGCAACAGCAGTTCATTGGTTTGTTGCAGACTTTGGGCGCTAATACGCCAGTTCTGCCGATCATCTTGAAGGGCATTGTGGCTAACTCTAGTTTGACCAATCGCATGGAGATGATTAAGGCTTTGGACGAGATGATGAAGCCTAATCCGCAACAGCAAGAGATTGAGCAGATGCAAGCACAGTTGGCGATGCAAGCGGCACAAGCACAGATTGCGGTTCAGACTACTCAGGCTGAAGAAAACAAGGCCAATGCTGTGAAGTTGTCTATGGAAACTCAGTTGATGCCGCAAGAGGTACAGGCCAAGAACATGGCTTCTATCACCAAGAACTTGCCTAATGAAGATATGGCATCTTCACAGGAATTCGACAAGCGGGTTAAGATTGCTGAACTGATGTTGAAAGAGGCAGACATCAAGAACAAGTCAAAGATTGTCGAGTTGCAAATGGCTGACAAGCAAAGCAAGGTTGAGAATGACTTTTTAGACAGATTGTCTAGGGAACTCACATAATGGATATTCTTGACTTAGAGCGCAAGCTAGGTATTGAGAATATGACTGCTGATGAGCAGATGGCTTTGCTGACTGCGCTACAAAAGTCTGCTGAAGAAAAAGCCTCTAAAGCCAGAGAAGAAACCATAGGCAAGAGTGCTGAGTTAGTCATTCAAGGCTTAAAACGCATCAAAACTGACCTTGAAACTCGTTTCTCTGAGTTGAATTCGTCTATTCAATCCAAGGCATCTAGCCTGAGAGATGGCATTGATGGAAAGGATGGACGAGATGGAAAAGATGGAAAGTCGGGTAGAGATGGACTCAAAGGCGATAAGGGTGACGCTGGTCGAGATGGGCGTGATGGAGTGGATGGTGCTGACGGTGTGTCTGTTACCGATGCTCGCATTGATTTTGACGGTAGCCTTATTATCGTCCTGTCTACTGGTCGTGAACTCAATGTTGGTGAAGTTGTTGCTCCTGATCTTGCAGAACGCATCAAAGTCATTACTAATGGTGGCGGCACTTCTCAGTCTGTACTTGATACTCTAGCTTCCCTCCAAACCCAGATTACAAACCTGATTCCTAGCCAATCGGGGAATGGTGGCAAGTTCTTAACTACCAATGGTTCTACCCTTTCATGGGGTTCTGCTGTTGGTGGTTTGAGTTATCAAGGAACATGGAATGCGTCTACAAACACTCCTACTCTCACTTCTAGTGTTGGGACAAACGGCTACTATTATGTTGTTGATGTTGCTGGTTCTACAAACCTAAACGGTATCACTGACTGGAAAGCAGGTGACTGGCTGATCTTCAACGGCTCTACTTGGCAGAAGATTGACCAGAGTTGGGCTATTGCTGGTGCAAACGACAACATCACATCAATGACTGGCATCACAGGTGGTATCTCATCACCTGATTTCATCCAGTTTGACACTGCCGCAACTGTTACGAATGCAACTGGTAAGTTGTATTACAACGCTGAAGACCAATTCCAAACACTGTCATTCCAGATGAATGGCAATCAGATTCAGCACATTGGTGAAGAACTGTATTACCGAGTCAAGTTGTCTTCTGCGGCAACCAAAGGCCAAGTGTTGATGTTCACTGGTACTCTAGGTGCTAGTGGTGGTTTGACTGCCGCACCAGCTACAGGGTTGCAACCAGAACAAGCACACTACATTCTTGGTGTTGCCGCTGAAACTGGCTCTACAAACGATTGGGTTTTTGTCACGACTTTTGGCGAAGTTAAGTCAATCAACACGACTGGTGGCGCAGAGAGTTGGGCGCAAGGTGATGTTCTTTACTACAACCCATCTGTCACAGGTGGTTTGACCAAGACCAAGCCAGCAGTGCCTAATGCTATTTGCATTGTGGCGGCTGTTGTTCATGTTGGTTCGTCAAATGGCGTATTGTTTGTTCGTCCTTCATTTGGTTCTGTATTGGGTGGAACAGATGGAAATGTGAACTTCACATCGTTAGCATCTGGCAACACCTTGATTTACGATGCTGTGGCTGGTGTTTGGGAAAATGCTTTTCTAACTGATGGCACAGGTATCAGCATTACTGAGGGTGCGGGGACTATCACCATTACCAACTCTGCACCTGACCAAACTGTTGCGTTAACTGGTGCTGGTACAACGTCTATCAGTGGTACATATCCCAACTTCACCATCACCTCAAATGATGCTTTTACAGGGACTGTAACTTCTGTTACAGGTACTTCTCCTGTTGCGTCATCTGGTGGTACTACTCCAGCAATTTCGTTGTCTTCTGGTTATGGCGACAC